CGTGTCTTGATGCAGTTGGTGCACCCGATATAATCGTGGCTCTTGTAGATGTTGCATCAGTTGCTGCAGAGTTCCATTCAAAACATTCACCATCTGTAATTAAACAAATAGCTTTGTCACCAAAGTTATCTAGTGACCACATACCAGGATCAACAATTAAGTCACCACTGGCTGCTTCACCCCATGCTACGTAACTAGAAGAACTTGTAACAGTTGCTCCACCTGAGTGGGATGCTGCTGTGGTATTTCTTACTCCTCGTGTTACTCCAGATAAAACATTAGATGTAATTCCTGTGTAAGATATTTCCTCTGTTCCTATCTGTATGTAGTTAGTTCCTGATGATGGAAACTGTGATGCGTCTGTTAGTGTAATACTTGTTGCACTATCTGTAATACCTGAAGCTAGAGTTGTAGTAAATGCTCCTACTTCTTGTCCACCCCAAGTTCCAAGAGACCAACCAAAACCTTGTGACTGCACATCGGGTCCTATGTGATAATAGTGTCTAACTCTAATACCACCTGATTCTGAAGCTCCTGATCCAGATTCGTTTGATGGCATTGTGATAGTAAGCGTGTTTGATGAAGGCACTGTTGTGACCATAAATCTTATGTCATCAAAGTTTGCTGCTGCATAATCTGAATTTGTAATAGCTGTAAAATTGTCTAATAAAATAATATCGCCAGCTTCTATACCGTGATCAGTAGAAAAATTTATAGTGACAACAGCTGATCCGTTAGTTGTGCTAAATGCGTTTGTAAGTGTAGTTGTAGATTTAATAGGATGGATGTCGTAGAACACACCACCTGAGTATGCGTATAAAATTCTGTTTGTTCCTATAATAGAATATTTTTGACCAGAACTATTTGTAAATTGATGTAAACCTCTGGCTGCACCTGTTACATTATCAGCACCTAGTTGTTTCCAACCACCTATTTTTTCAGGTGTGCCGTATCTGAACCTAACATTATCACAATCTATCCACTGGCTTTCCGCACCAGTAGAAGTGATCTGTTTGTTTATTCCAGGTAAAAAACCAATCTTTTGTAGCATAGATCTCC